ATTATCGGCTATTCGACAGTCCGGAGAAGGGTCTGTTTTTGCTTATGATAATGAAAGTCAAATCCCGAATCTATTAGACGGTACACCAGATCCTGGAATGATAGCCTATACCCTTGACAGTGACAAGTTGTATTTTCAGAGAGGCTCTTGGGTTGGCAAAGAAATACCCATAATACCTTTTCAAGGTAGTAACTATGGTTATACTTCTGGCGGTCAGTTTCCTTCTAGCAATGGTGGGCCCATCGACAAGTTTCCATTCGCGTCTGACGGTAATGCAACAGATGTTGGTGACATGGCAGCGGAGATGGCGGGTTCCTCAAATCAAAGTTCAGCAACTCATGGTTATGCTTCTGGTGGCAACGGCACAACTCCTATCAACAAGTTTCCTTTCTCAGTAGACGGTAACGCAACTGATATAGGTGATCTGACAGTGAGTAGATTTTCGCATACAGGTCAAAGTTCTATCGTTAACGGATTTGGTTATGCTTCTGGCGGTGCTGGCCCCTCCAATGTCATCGATAAGTTTCCTTTCACATCTGACGCTAACGCAACAGATGTCGGTGACTTAACCCTGGGCAGATATGGTCCCTCAGGTCAAAGTTCTACAACTCATGGTTATAGTTCTGGTGGTTCAACAAGTCCCTACAACAACAGTATCGATACTATTGATAAGTTTCCTTTCACATCTGACGCTAACGCAACAGATGTTGGTAATCTGACGGTGGCTAGAAGACATGGCGCTGGTCAAAGTTCAACAACTCATGGTTATACTTCTAGCGGCGGTTTCGCGCCGCCTTCCGGTGTTCTGGGATCCAACGTCATCGACAAGTTTTCTTTCTCAGCAGACGGTAACGCTACAGATGTTGGTGATCTGACAGTGAGTAGATATGGCGCCGCTGGTCAAAGTTCTACAACTCATGGTTATAGTTCTGGCGGCACCCACAATCCGCTTTCGGTCATCGACAAGTTCCCATTCTCGACTGACGCTAACGCAACAGATGTCGGTGATCTGACAGTGGGCAGATGGTATGCCGCTGGTCAACAATACTAAGATTTGACTATATACATGTATATGATTGAAAATTTGGAGTTTTGTTATGGATGCAGAGAAATCTTTTCGTGAGAATCGATATGTCTATCTTTCGGGTGCTGTTTCTCGTGACGATTGCGAGAAACTCACCAATCACATGTTTGAACTTTTTGAAAACGGTGAGTTAGAAAAAGACCCTCAGTGCCCTCTTTCAGATTCAATATATGGAAACCCCATATTTGATAATCTTGCTGCATCTCTTGCGCCTGCTTTGTCCAAGCAATTAGGTGTAGAGATCGCACCAACTTATACCTACTGCCGTATCTACAGAAACTCAGAACTTTTAGTTCGACACACAGATCGCCCATCATGCGAGATTTCTGGAACTATGACTCTGGGGTTCGACGACTCTTCGGGTATATGGCCAATCTTCTTTGCTGAAGATGAAGATGATGTTGTGGGTTATCCTTTAGAAATCAATACTGGCGATATTGTAATGTATCGAGGATGTGAGTTGCCTCATTGGAGACCAAAGTACAAGGGTAAATGGCAAGTTCAAGTATTCTTTCACTATGTCGATGTGAATGGTCCTCACAAAGATCATATCTTCGATGGTCGATCTACCATGGGCGTGCCAAAAGAGCAACAACCCTTACTCGTTGAAGCGCCTCTGAGAGAAGAACTGACATCAAAGGTCATCTATAATGGTGTTATGATTACAACGAACGATGAAGTCTTTCCGGGCTTAACACACTTCGATAAAAACTTTAACCCTCATCTCTCGTTCACAGCAGAAGAATGTAAGAAAATTATTTCACACTCAGACACTCTTTATCCCTCAAAGTCAACTGTTGGTGGAGGTGATAAAGAAAGAATTTACGATGTTGACATTCGTGCTGTAGACACGTATAATATAGAATTGAATGACAAAACTAAGTGGATATTTGATCGTATTGCTGCCGCTACGGGAACAGCGAATCGCGACTATTACAAATATAATGTTTTGGGAATAACTCATTCGTTACAGTTGTTACACTATAAAGGTGATGAGAACGGACACTATGATTGGCATATCGATGCTGGACCTGGCCCAAGTTGTACTCGCAAGATTTCGGTGATCGTACCTCTCAATAACCCCGAAGAATTTGAAGGTGGTGTTCTTGATATTAACAACAACGGCACACTTGTTACTGCCCCTCAAACACCCGGAACTATGATTCTTTTTCCAAGTTTTACTCCTCATAGAGTGAATCCAGTGACGAAAGGTGATCGATGGTCCCTTGTTTCTTGGGTACACGGTACTGATAGATTCAAATAGTATAAATAGTAGTTGACATCATTAAACTTATTGTGTATAATGCTCTTGAAGCTAACCTAATAGAAAAGAGTGATTAAATGCCGAATCTAAGTATACCAGAAATCACTAAAGACGGTAAAGAGTATCGTTCTGTTCTTCTCGTCGAAAAAACATTTGAAAAAAATGGAAAAACCAACGTTTTTAAAACTGATGGCGGTTTATTTCATGCGAAGTACATATTAATTGGTACGACTAAAATAACCAAAAGTTCTGATGTTGATAAAACTGCCGGAGAAATCTTATCGCTTAGACTTAAAAAGGGACTTGACAGAATCTTAAAGATTGGCGGAACTTACGTCGGATCAAAATCGAACACTGAAATTCCTATAACTCAATTTGAAAAGAGTGAAGAGTTCGGGGGCATGCCCGCAGGTGGTACCCGAGTTAACAAAGGGCTTTTGTTTGAGACTGATCTCGCAAAACGGTTAGACGAATACGTTGAAGGAAGACAAGGTAAAGGACAATACGCTTCCGAAACGTCAAAAATAATTGAAATGTGTTCTGCAAAGATAGGTTCACCAGTCGTCAATTTCAGACATGAAGGCGGCGCTAATACATCAAGACCTATCGTTAATTCTGGATCACAGGTTTTTGTATCCCCTAAAGATCATAGAGAACACGGAAGTAAATTGACTGATATTACTCTTGTGCACCATAACAAAAAAGAAAGTTATCTTTCCCTCAAATATAGTTCCACGCTTACCTTTGTCAATTCTGGTGTAAGTAAAATTTTTCCGGAAACAGAAATTAAAAAGGGATCAATTAGTTCTCCTGTCGGAAAAGCAATTATGTCTGCCTTCGGTATCGACGAGTTGTTATTTTGTAATGTGTTTAATGATTACGGCAAAGGAACTCGTCATGCGACTGGCGTCAATGTATCTTCTAAAATCGATAGAAATGCTTTAAAATTATTTTTATCGACGGCTATAGGGTCTGACTATTGGATGATTCACGGAATGGATGGCGGTAAAATATGGTCTTGGTATATGGATCCTAGTAAAAATAACACCATGTCGACAGTCAGTGGACCGATTATAATAGATTACGGTGGTTCATCTGGTACTGGTAAGCGTGTTAATATATCATTCAGTAATTCATTTTTTGATTTTACAGTAAACATACGTAACAAACAGTCTGGTCGTTATCCTTCTCATATCATGTGTGACTACAAAAGCAAACCAGCAACCGGTAAAAAATTATTATAAATAGTTAAACTATTAAAGATATAGAAACCAATGTTAGCATTTTCTGATTTTCTGACCGAACAAAAGAATACCCATATGACTCACATTGAGGACAAGGTTCTCTACGGTGGTGTTAGTGGTACACGTCAAGCAATCTTTGCCTTACGTGATTTACGTGATATGCTTAGTGGTGTAAAAGATACGGGAGTTTCTGTCAAGTGGGATGGCGCACCTGCTATCTTTGCTGGTACTGATCCACGAGACGGTCAGTTCTTTGTAGCAAAGAAAGGTATTTTTAATAAGAACCCTAAAGTCTACAAGACACCCGCAGAGGTAGACGAAGACACTTCGGGTGATCTTGCTACTAAACTTAAAGACGCATTACAGTATCTACCCGCTCTTGGAATCAAAGGTGTTATTCAAGGGGACTTCTTATTTGGTAAGGGTGATATTAAGAAACAAAAAATTAAAGGCGAAAGATACATTACCTTCCATCCTAACACTATTGTTTATGCTATTCCGGTTGATCAAGCAAAAGACATTCAACGAGCAAAAATCGGTATTGTATGGCACACTACATATACAGGTAGTACATTTGAAACAATGAAAGCATCATATGGAGTTGATGTGAGTAAGTTGAAAAAGACCGCCAATGTGTGGTCACAAGACGCAATGCTTCGAGATGTTCGAAGCGCAACCATGACTAAAAATGAAACGGAGACAGTGAATGAATATCTTTCGCAAATTGGTAAACTTTTTAACGGGATCTCAGGAACAACCCTTAGAACCCTCGAAGCCAACCAAACCCTTGCCCAGCACATCGAGCAGTTCAACAACACCTACGTCCGAGCCGGCGCAACCATCGGTGATAGTAGATCCCACACCGCCAAGCTCATCAACTGGATCAAAAACAAGTACAAAAAAGAAATCGACAACCGCAAAAGCGACCGCGGCAAAGCCACGCAAAAAGCGAAGCTCGACGACCTCCTCTCCTTCTTCGGCGAAGAAAACAAATCAAACCTGATTCGAATGTTCGAGTTGCAGAAATTGATTGTTATTGTTAAACTGAAACTTATAAATAAACTTAATAAACTGAATAGTCTTGAAACCTTTATTAAAACCAGAAAGGGTTTCAAGGTTACAGGTCAGGAAGGATATGTAGCAATAGACACAATTGGTGGTGATGCGGTGAAACTTGTTGATCGTATGGAGTTTTCATACAACAACTTTTCACCTGACATTTTGAAAGGATGGGATAAACCAACGAGAAATTAAGATGGCAAAACCTTTAAGTTTTAAAGATTTTTTAGTAGTCGATTACACTCCTGGTATGCCAGAAGAAATCTCCTGGGCGGCAATGAAACGTAGGAGAGGTCGTATTGGGGAAGAGGTCGAAGAGACAGACGAAGCCCTCGACTTCGCGCAGCGAAGATCCCGTGGTAGAGTCATGCGCAAAAACAAAGCGAAGATTGCTATGGGTCGTAGGAAAGCGGCAAACCGAGCCGCTGATCCCGAAAGACTTAAGAAGAGAGCGCGTAAACAAGCCATGAATGTAATGTTCAAGAAACTCGCGAAAGGGACTTCTCGTGCGGACTTACCGGCTACACGTCGTCAAGAAATTGAAAAACGTCTTGAGAAAATGAAACCCAGAATTGATAAGATGTCGCGCAAGTTGTTACCACAGGTTCGTAAGATGGAAAAAGAACGAAGAATGGGTAAGCAGAACAAAGATGCCTAATATACCATCGTTTAAACAGTATCTCGTAGAGGAACAACGCGAGGTATTTTTCACCTTCGGCCGAATGAACCCTCCGACAATAGGCCATGGGAAAGTGATTAATGCTTTGGCGACCAAGTCTGGGCGTAATCCATATAAAGTATTCTTATCACAATCCCAAGATTCAAAAAAGAATCCTCTTAGTTATGAACAAAAGATAAAACATGTTCGTAAGATGTTCCCTAAACATGCTCGAAACATCATTTCAAACAAGAGTTATAAGACTGTGTTCGAAGTCGTGACTGGTCTATACGATCAGGGATTCAACAAGATCACCATGGTTGTAGGTTCAGATCGGGTGACAGAATTTGAAACATTGTTAGGGAAGTACAACGGTGTTAAAGGGCGACACGGTTTTTATAACTTCGAAAAGATAAACATTGTCTCTGCGGGTGCTCGTGATCCTGACGCTGAAGGTGTTGAAGGAATGTCAGCATCAAAGCAACGTGAGAACGCAAGGAACAATGATTTCATAACATTCGGTCAAGGTGTTCCTAAGACAATGTCGAACAAAGACTCGAAGCGATTGTTCAACGACATTCGTTCTGGTATGGGTCTGAAAGAGACTTTGCAGTTTAAGAATCATATCGAACTTGAATCAGTATCTGAAATGCGCGAAAAGTTTGTTGAAGGTAATCTGTTCAGTGAAGGTGATAAAGTTGTTATCAAATCAACAGGTGAGAACGGTCACATCCATCGACTCGGCACTAATTATTTAATTATTGCTCTTGAAGAAGGTGATATTTCTCGTCGATGGATTGATGACGTAGAGTTAAAGACGAAGAACGAGAAGACTGATCAGTGGTATAAAGATCAGCCCGAATGGGGTACACCTGAAGCAACTAAGAAAGCTAAGAAGAAAGTGCCTGGTCAAGTCAAAGAAGATGAAATCGACAGTGCGTTACAACAGATTCGTCTAGATAAAGAACGAGACCGCGAAGAGAATCAACGAGAAAGAGAACGAAAAAAGCTTGGATACGATCGTGTTCTTGATCGGGCCCGTCTTGCCCGCGCTCGTCGTAAAAACAAACAGACAAACTAAAAGATATAAATAATAGTTATCCGGATAGAGGAAATTTTTCTGTGAAAAAATTCAAAGGTATGAGAGAATCTCTCAAGGGAAGTAAAGAAGTTTCGAATTCTGTGGCACAAGAGGAATCTGATACCCACAAAACGAAAGACGGAAGCACCTCTAAGAAAGGTCTTTGGTATAACATCAACCAGAAGAAGAAGC